ACGAAGGCGGCAACGTTGCGGACGTTGACGACCATGGGGTGCGGCCCGGCCTGGACGATGGCGCCGTCCGCGCTGGTGGTGGACGCGCTCAGGGTGACGGTAGCGCCCGCCGGTCGAAAGGGTTTCATGGGGGTCTCCTAGCCCATCGGGCCGGTGCCGGGTGATGGTTGCGGCGGGCTCATGCCAACTCGCCGCCTTGTGGGCATCGTGATCGCCTGCACTCCGCCGTACTCCAGAGCTGCGTACTGCAGCGCGTCGTGCGGGTGGCTGTAGGCGTTCTTCTCGGCTTCCTCGGTGTAGCGCTCTGCGCCGGCCACCTTGAGCCGCCTGTACTTGTAGGCGCCGTTGAAGCCCTTGCGCAGCACGGTGCAGCACGGGTCCATCAGCAGGGTCGGCTGTCCGAGATGCAGCCGGCTCAGGAACCAAGCCACCGCGCCGCGCCTGGCCAGCCACGCATTGCTCTTGGCGGCGCGGATGGGCAACTTGGCCGCTCGCACCTCGTCGAAGCACGATCTCTCGTCGGTCTGCCCGCGCTGCTGGCCCGCCGGGTCTCCGACGATCTCCAGCATGTTCGGGGTGTCGCTGGTCAGCCAGCCGGGGTAGACCGCCTCCAGTTGCGGCTTGAGAACGTCGGTGATGAACTGGCGGATCGCCATGTCCTCGCCGCACAGTTCGTCCAGGATCAGCAGGCGGCCTCGGGCGTCCTGTTGCACGATCACGGCCGCCGGGGTCAGTCCGAAGTCAAGGCCGATGGTCAGCTTGACGCCTGGCAGCGGCTGGATCTCGCGGACGTGGAGCGTGTCGTTGAACTCCGGGTACACCGGCTTGCCGTCGAACACCGATCCGTACTGGCCCTTGACGTAGACCTTGATCCACTCGACTGTCTTGCCGGCCTTGATCCGGTCGTAGTAGCTGCGACCCTGCGCCAGCCGGTCAGGGTGTCCGATGGGAAGCTCAAGCGTCTCCGGCGTCTGCACCAGCCAGTCCAGGTTCTCCGCCCCTGGGCCGTCTCCGGCCGGTTGATTGAAGAACTCGAAGTCGTCCGGCCGATCCACCTCGGCCAGCGAGTACCACCAGTGGTCGTCGTCCGGCGGGTTGGTGTCCATGATGACGCCGTACCAAGTGCAGCCGCCATCCTCGCCTCGCGGGTAGCGACCGACCCGGCCCGTCAGGGCATCGAGGATCGCCTTTGGCTGCTCTCGGGCCTCGTTCATCCAGCCGCCCGTGATCTCCATGGAGAGCAGCTTCTTGACGTGATCCGGTCGGTCCAGCGCCAGGAACAGAACCTCCAGCTCGATCTTGGACCCGTCAGCGTGAGTCCACGACAGGCTGTGCGTGATCGGCGCCCCGTGCACAACCTTGCCGAACCGATCCTCCGGGAACCAGTCCAGCCAGGTCTTGAGCGTGGTTGAGGTCAGCTCGCCGTAGGTGTTCCGCGTCACCAGCCACCGGCTGCGGCGGATGCCGTCAGGACTGCGGCGCTGCTCGCAGGCCCTGGACCATATCTCCCAGCAGCACCCTACGCTCTTGCCGGACCCGATCGGGCCGCGCACGCCTCTGACCAGCGCTTGGCTGGTGTGGAAGCGGGCGAGCGTGGGGCTCGGGTTGTAGACGACATCAGGCACCGCGCTTGGGGATGTTGGCGGTGTAGGTCACGCCGCCGGTCACGGTTGCGTCCACCTTGATCTTGTCGTTGAGCATGCCCAGGTGGCGCATGCACAACTCCAGCGCGCCCTTCTTGTCCCAGGTCTTGACCTTCCGGGTGGCCAGCGTCACCGGATCCTCGGTGTCGCCGATCATCGAGGCCGTGGTCTCCAGCCCCGCCATCGCTGCCGCCGTGTCGTCGTCCAACTCGTGCGGTTTCTTGAGCGTGCCGTCCTCGTTGTAGGCTTTGCGCAGGTCCGAGAAGGCCAGACGGGCAAGCTCCTGAAGCACCCGGTCTTGGGTGATTTCGGTGCGTTTCGCCCTGTCTTGGATCCGCTGATCCACAAGTGAGCGCACGCCAACATATGCCAACAGCCTCGGCCCGACCGTGTTGGGGTCTCCCTTGTACCCGGCGCGCACTGCGGCTTGGCTGGCGTTGAGGTCGATCAGGTACTCATCGACGAACCTACGCTGCTTGTCTGTGAGCGCTCGCTCACTTTCTTCCGGCTTGCCTTTGGCCTTCTTGGCTGCCGGTTGCCGGTTGCCGCTTGCCGGCTTCCGGCCGGTTTCTTGCCGGGTTTCTGCCGGTTTATTCCTGGTCTTGGTCACACCACCATCCGCCCGGGGTCGTAATTGGCGCAAAGAGCAAACCTGCCGCAGTCTGCTGGCACGCCTGCAGTGATTTGCAGCCGCTCTCGCATGGTGCTGGGCATGTAACCGTCCTGCACCAGCCCGTCCAGATACGACTCGGCCAAGCGCTGCACATTGGCGACGTTGCTGTGCGCGCTGTACGTCCAGACAAATTCGTATGGCTTGGCCGGGTCAAACGGCGCGAACTCTGACCGTCGATCCATCACACCACCTGCCCGTCCGGCAGGAGGATGCCGGTCTTGGCCTTGGGCTGGTCCAGGCGCTTGCAGAGGTCGTCCATGTGCTTGACGAGCAGCATGGCGTGCTGGTGGGCGTGGCTGTCGGCCTTGAATCCAGCCGGGCCGAAGTCGATGTGCGCGTCGATGGCGCCGCCGGTGTCGGTCAGGGTCAGGGTGGCGGTGCTCATCCGATCCTCCGGGCCGTGGCCTGGTCGCGGGCGGTGGGGTCACGCTGGCGCAGGGAGTCGTCCGAGGTGTAGCCGGCCAGGAAGTCGCCATTGATGCCCTTGGCGCTGCCCTCCGCGCGGCGGTAAGCGTCCAGGATGTGCTGCAGAGCCTCGCCGATGGTCTCGAACTGGTCGATCTGCCCGGCCTCGGTGGCGATCGTGATCGCGCCGGGCTTGATGTCGATCATCATGGCGCCGCCGGAGCGGGGTTCGTCCATGGGTGGCTCCAGTCCAAAAATGAGAAAGCCCGCGAGTGCGGGCTGTGTTGCGGCAATGCTCCGCCCCGTGGATGCCCCATGCCGGGGATCTGGCGGAACGTCCGCCGGGGCTATGTGCGGCCAGTGCCGGATAGGTGCGCCGAGGCGCTTGACCTTGCGCGGTCGCGCGGATTATGCGACAAGCGGGGAGCCGGGCGCAACTACATGAAGTTGCGGGCTCCAAGCTGTCGCGGCACCTGGGCCGCGATCCAGCGCAGCATCTCGCCCAGCGCCTTGCAGGAGATCACCTCGCCGGTCTCGGAGTCCACGCAGCGCCAGGCGATGTAGCCAAGCCGCGGCTCGATCCGCACGTCGCGCCAGCCAAGCGCCCGGAACGGCAACTCGAACGGCCCGCGGCTGTCCGTCCACGCCGGCCGGTCAGGGATGCCATGCCGGCGCTCGTGCTCGGCGCGGTCCATGCGCCAGCGGGCATCGGCGGCGCGCTGGTGTCGGAGGCTTTTGCGTTGGTGCATCGTGCAAAGTCTTCAGGAGTCGTCTAAATCACGTTGTACGTCACAGTTCCAGCGCCTGCTGTTCGCCAGCAGGGGTTGGGTCCAGTAGCGTTCCCTGCGCCATCGCGTTCTCGATGCGCTTGCACGCCATGTCGAAGAATCGCGCGCTGCGTTCGATACCGATGAACCGGCGCCCGAGCGCAACGCACGCCGCGCCAGTCGTCGCGCTGCCCATGAACGGGTCCAGTACGGTGGCGCACGAAGTCGATTCGATGGCGCGCATCGGCAGCGCCAGCGGGAAAGGCGCCGGGTGCTCGGTGTTGGCCTCCTGCGGCACGTACCAGACGTCACCGGCGCCGCTTGCGCTCTTGTCGCGCAGCCGGAAGTCGGGTCGCGCCAGGATCATCACCCACTCGTGCGTGGGCAGGTACGCCACGGGCGAGAAGTTCACGCCGCCTGCCCGCGCCCAAATCACGATCTGGCGCAACGGCAAGTCCGGGTTGTAGGCCAGCGGCAGCAGTGCCACGCCATCCAGCACGCGCGGCTTGTGGTTGTAGTAGATCGCGCCCTTGTCTGTGAGGATGCGCCAGCATTGCCGCAGAGTGTCCTTCTGCCACGCGATGTAGTCCTCCATCGGCATGGCGTCGTCGTAGTCCTCGTAGCCATCGGCCAGGCCGCCGCCTCCCCACTTGCCAAGCCCGCCGCGCGCTTTCATGCCGGCTTGCGGGTTGTAGTGCCCAAGCTTCTTCCCGGGGAAGCCTCCGCCCGTGGTTTTGCCCAAGTTGTAGGGCGGCGAGGTGAACACCATGTCCGCGCTCGCGCCGGCCAGCATGGGCAGCACTTCGCGGCAGTCTCCATGCCACAGTTCGTGCGCTCCGATGGTCACTTTCTCAGGCATCGCGTTCCTACATTCGTTCGTGTGCCGTACAACACGCAATTCGAGCCGACGCCTAACGGCGCGGCTCAATTGCAACGTTAGGCGCTCTCAGGCGCGGGCGGCAGGGGCATCCAGTGCGTAACCGTCCCCTGATACACCGCCACCGCCGTGTAGTCGTCCC